TATGTTGGTAAATGTGGTATTTTTCAGCTACAAAAAATGTACCAAAAGATGAAGGATATGAAAAATGAACGATAATTTAAAAAAAGTTTTGGCTGCAAGGTACAATGCAGAGATAGAAGACGCAAAATATAAGATAAAATGCTACAGTGAGCATGAATTAGTGATCCCGGAACATCCTGATATTACGGCTGAAGTTGACAAATTATTACTAAAAATAGCAGAAGCAGAGGATAAATTGTCAGTAATGAGTCTACATTATGGCGAAAAAAAGACAAAAAAAGAATTACTATAGTATTATTTTACAGATTAAAAAAAATTTTTTTTATTTCACGAAATAAAGTGTACTTTGTGTACTTTTGATCATTTTTCAGCATAAAATATAGCGTTTTATGGGACAAATTATGGTACACTTTTTGTTTTTTGGTACACATTAATATGTACCAATACAAAATCGCTATCGCGCGCACGAACGATATTTTAAATTAATCAATCTGTGATATAAAACTATACATGCCTAAGAAAAGAAGAAAAGCTATCAACACTGAAACAACTCCTGATATTCCTTTTCAAAAGGTCAGAGTGGAGTGGGTCGATTGCGTAAGTGACTCTGGCTGGGCTAGTGAAAAAGAATTTAACAAAATGAGTTTGGCTAAACCAATTAATGAAGGTTGGTTGTACTCTAAAGATAAAATTTCTATAAAATTATTTGCATCATACGACAAAGATGAAGATGGGATTAATTTTGGGGATCGGACGATGATTCCTCGTCAGTGGGTGAAGAAGATTCAGAAGATATAACCTCACCTTCTATTTGTTTTGCATTAAGAAGTGGTTCATAGTCTTCTAAGATCTGTTTCATTTTATTTTCTAATTCTTTTTCTGAGAGATCCTCAAGTTTCCCGGTTTTAATTATTTTTCTATCAATATACAATCCTGCAGCTTTTCCTCTATTTGCCTCCGCATTAACTGCAGATGAAAACGATCCTTTTTTAAGTGCTGCCTCACGTAATCTTGCAAGTTCTGCAACATGGCCTTCGTAAGTCACTTCATGTTTTCTTAATCTTTCTTCTTTTAGCTCTCCAATATGTTTCACTACAAGTGGAGACAATCTTGGGTTGGTGAGCTCTGAACCTTCTTGTCTTGCTCTTTTTGGAGAATAGCCTGCCTTAAGTGCTGCCTCAGTTTTTGTAACTGGACCATTTTCATCACCGAAAACCAGGAATTCTGCAAATCTTTGTTGCATTTCAGTTAGTCTCTTTGGTACGCCCATAATTTGACAATTTAAGGTAACTCTCCTATAAAGTCAAGAATGAAAGCTTACAAAGGAATTAAGATATGTTTGTAAAACACCTACAAGAATATTTGGATAAATTTACTGAAGGACCAAAAGGAATGAAAGGTAATGCAGTTAGTAATGCTAGAATTTACATCATGACTTCTAAGGGTTATTTAGAAGAAATTAAAAGAATTGAAGTTCATGAGAGTACAAATCCTAAAGATACATCAATAAGGGTGGTTTTAAAACCTGAAACAGAGGAAAAATTAATATTACCTCAAGGTTATATTAAAGATTACTAGGGGCATGGTATCTTACACTACCACGCCCCCATACTCATTTTAAAGGGGCAAATTTAGTACAGAGTCAGAGTTTTCATTACTTTTATCCTTTCTCCATTTTTCAAACTCTACTTTGTCTTTTTCATCTTTGTCCCATTGAGTTCTTAAAACTTGCATAGTTGTATCTTCTATTTTTTTAAGACCTTCTTTAGTGTCAACTAAAGTTATTATTTTTCTAATTAGATCTAATTTATCTTTTTCCATCTTTCTTACCTCCTTTCTTTTATATATAATTATATTTTTTATTTATTCTTCTCAACCAATTTAATAAATGTTGCGATCTGTCATCAATATTAAATTTATTTGTTCTATGAATTTCGCAATCATAATCTGCTTCCGTCCATTTATAGAATATTTTACTTTCTAAATATTGATATTGATATTTTTTAGTTTTAAGTTTTTGTTTTAATAGTTCCATTTTATAAACAATCTGAACAATACTCTCTATTTGATTGGCTATGATTTTTGTATAAATAATTATTACACTTCTTAGCCTTACAAATAATAGTTCCTTTTATTAATTTTTTCTTTTCTTCTTTCTTTTCTATCTCTAACAGTTCATTAAAAGTTTCATTTCCTTTCAACTTTACACCATAGAAAGATTTTAATTGCTCTACTTTCTTATGATTTATTTTCATAATTATACTTTACTTTTAATTTTCGTTGATTACCTCTTGAAAACGTAAATTTCCAAGTATTGTCATCAACAATTATTTTATGTGCTTTCATTCTTAACTTTTCACTTTGCTCAAATAGTTTTTTTATTTTTTTATTGTCTGCAATTGACGAATGAACCATGTTAGACCCATTAAACCAATCAGCAACCATTTCAGCATCATATTGACTTATTCTTTTTTTCATCTTTCTTCCTTTCTAATCTTAATTTATATTTATTATAATACACTCCACCTACACAACTCAAGATATTTCTCAAGGTTTCTTCCTTGAGCCTTTTTACATTATCTTGAGTTGGTAAGTTTTTTTTCATTTTTCTTCCCTCCTTAACTTTTTTATTATCTTGGGTAAGAACTTTCTTGCAGTTGGGCTTTGTTCGTCTTGATCCCTTCTCTTTTCAAGTTCAATGTGCAAGTCATCACATAACCAATCTAATAAAAAATCTTTTTCTCCTTTAGTCAATTTAATATTCATTTATCCTCCTTACTTATTTGTGCTTTTGTAAAGTGATCCCTCATATCTCCTTCACAAAAATTTTCTTCTTCAACCTTTTTAGATCCGTAAAGATCCTCATAACTATCGTTCTTCGTCATTTGTTCCCACTCCTCTTCAAGTTCTTGATAAAGTTCTTTATCAGAGTGATAAGCTTCTGCACTTGCAAAACCTTTTTTGTATCCTTCTTTAAATGCAGTTTCTAACATGGCATAGATATCTCTATGTTTTACATCTTTATCCATATCTAAAATTTCATCTGCATAAGCCCAAAACATTTCTTCAACTCTTTTGTTTGGGAAACATTTTTTGTTGTCTATTGCTTTTCTTTCATCTTTCGCTGTTTTCATTTTTTATCCTTTCTTAACTTTGTTAATTATTGATGTTAAATATTTTTGTTTAGGTGTTTCAATACATTTAATTGTTTTTTTAGGTGTGGTTCTATTAAAAGTATCAACCCAAACAAAAGGTTTAGAAACCTTTTGTAATTCATCTTTTAAAATTTCATTTAAAAGATTTGTTTCTTTTTTGTTTAACTCTATTTTCATTCTTTCTCCTTTTTGTTTTTTCTATCATTTATAGTCCTATAAATTATATTATCAAGCATTATTTTTGGACCACTACCTGGAGTTGTGTCCTAGAGCTTGGACACAACATGTAGTATTTCATCTTAAATCCTCAATAATATGGATTATTATAATCATTAATAGGCATACAAAACCACCTACACCCAAAATCATTGGTATATACCACCATTCCATTATTTCAACACCCCTTCCTTTTGGTTCCACTTTGCATAACTTTCTTTTTCTATTTCAATCTCCGAAGAAACAACCTCATCCATGCTTTCATCAAAACCTTCTTTTTCTATTTGTTCCAATGCTTGTTTTTCTGATTTAGCTTGTATTACTTGTTGAGATTTTACTTTTTCCCATCTTGTAACTATATATGTGTTCATTATTTAACCCTCCTTTTTTTGGTTAATTGTTAAAACATAATTTCCTAAATCAATCTGTTTTTTGTCATAATCAATAAAAGCATTATTAAATTTAGTAAAATCAATATTTTTATATTTTGTATTTTTCATTATTATATCCCAAATAGACTCAATAATTTTTACATCTTTTTTTAATTGCATTATTTTATCCTTTCTATTTTACAATTATCCAATTGCCATGTGTAACCAACAAAAGAATAGTTTTCTTCATCATTGAACTTTTTGAAAACCTCATCCAAAGATTTTGCTTTGTCATATGCTTTGGTTGGTATCAAAGTGCACCAATTAAACATTGAGTCATTAACTAATGGATCTTTTTCCTCATCAAATAAATTAGTTCCTTCATACTCTGTTCTCAATGTCTTTTCCGTGTGAACTTGCACTATGTCGCCATCATTCCAAGTGCAAAGATACATTTTTTCATCATTGTCGTTTGCTATTGTTATTGACTTATCCATTTTCTTTTATCCTTTCTATTTTTTTTATTTTTTCTTCATATTTTTTTACATACTTCTTCGCCTTCTTTTCTTGATTTTTCCAATATCCTAATTTTTGATTTAATGAACTTATTTCAATTCTTTTCATCTCTTTAGGATTATTTAATATTTTATCTATTAAATGCATTTCTTCCTTTCTATTTGTTTATTTCTTCTTCTGACCAAGTCCAACCAAGTGACACGTCAAAAGCTTTGATTGTTTTACCGTTCACATTAAATTCAGATCTTTCAAGTGTAATTATCTCATCTTCATTAAAATCTTTGATTGATATATTTTCATCATCAATAATTTTAAAAATAGAAGTAGGTTTACCATCCATAGTTTTTTTCTGAATTTGATTAAACTTTTTAATTTGGTCAAGTTCAACCATAGGAATTGACCATCCATTCCATTTATGGTCAGTCACATATCCTTCAATATAATATTCTATTGAAGATATCCCATATTCATCAGTTTCATTTGATAACCAATGATCATGAAATAATTTTACCTTTTTCCATTTCATTGGAAATGAATTAGTAAATTTTATTTTTTCATTTCTTACATCATCAATGAAACTTTGATTGTTTATATCTATCGATTTAACAAATCCCCCACCTTGAGGACAAATAGACAGTTTATTATTTTCTAACTTTCTGATCTCCATATAGTGATCATTATTAGAAGTACACATATACTTATTATTTTTTATTAACTCTTTTATGTTCATTTTACCTTCTCCTTTTTTGTTTCTGATCTCATCAGTTGAGGATTAACCTCAAGACCCCCAAAAGGGGGTTTCGATCTATGCCCTTTTTTTATATAAGTTATCAAAAGCATTAAAAAGACAATCACAAAAAAATTGATAGTTTTTGTCTTTCATACAAATTGATAATTTTTTGTTATGCTTGACAACTTGTTTTTTTGAAAAAAACTGTTCCCAAGTGTCCTCTTCATAGTGAAAAAGACCTTTTGTTTTTTTTACCAAAAAATTTGCAAATCTTTTAATTTGTTTTTTGTTCATTATTATTCTCCTTTCAAATTGTTTTTAATCAAACTTTGATTGTAAGTGCTATTAATCGCACTAACAATCTGACCTTTAATTCGATTTTGTTCTTGTTCTTTCTTTTTAGTTTCTTCTGAATTATTGTCTTGTTTCATTCTTTCTAAATCTTTAGGATCTGAAAGATTGTATT